GGGGCTGGTGGTACAGGTGGTGGCGGCGCAGGTGGAAACGATTCAGGAGTTAATGCCGTTTCAGGAACCGCAAACACAGGCGGCGGCGGTGGCGGTGATGGCTTCACCGACAGCACAAACAACGGCGGCAGCGGCATCGTCATCATCCGATATGCGGGAACACAAAAGGGAACAGGCGGAACAGTCAGCACCGTCGGATCAGACACCGTCCACACGTTCACAACTACCGGCACGTTCACCTACACGGGGTAAGTCATGGCACACTTTGCAGAAATCAACGCAAGCAACATTGTCCAGCGCGTCATTGTCGTTCCCAATTCAGAGGAAGCGAATGGTGCGGCCTGGTGTGCTAACCTGCTTGGCGGCACATGGGTGCAGACCAGTTACAACGCAACGATCCGCAAGAACTTTGCGGGTATCGGCTACACGTTCGACTCGGTTCGCAACGCTTTCATACCGCCAAAACCGTACCTGTCTTGGGTACTAAATGAAACTACTTGCCAATGGGACGCGCCTGTACCAATGCCGCTCGGTGGGCCGTGGCGGTGGGATGAGGACGCGGAGGAATGGGTAGAAGCGTATGGATATTGACTTGAAACCATCCCAAGAAATGGCATCCAATGCTGCCCGTGGCCTTGAGCTGCGGGAGAAGCATGGCAGGGGTGGCACGGAGATCGGCGTAGCGCGGGCGCGTGATATCAAGAACCGGGCGAACCTGTCACCCGAAACCGTGCGCCGTATGGTGTCCTACTTCGCTCGGCACGAGGTGGACAAGAAGGGCGAGGGTTGGGGCAAGGATTCTGCCGGGTATATCGCTTGGCTTCTGTGGGGCGGCGATGCCGGCAAGGCGTGGGCCGACCGCAAGAGCAAGGAACTTGACCGCAAGGAGGACAAGACCGTGAATAGCAAGGCATCGCACAGCGTCCAGGATGACGGCGAGAAGATCAAGATTGAGCGCGTGGAGCTGTTCATGGCGTTTGACCCGGCCATTGACGATGGCGAGTCCGACCCGGAGCTGAAGCGGTTCAACAACGAGCGCCTGAAGTCCATCGTCCGTGCCACCCGCGCCCACATGGCGCGTGGCTCATTCCCCCAGGTCGTGGTCATGCACGAGAAGAACGGGGACGAGCCGAAGAGCGCCGTTGGCAGAATTCCTTCGATCAATTACGAAGAACGCAATGGCATCGGTTACATTGTGGGAGACATGGAGGTGAACAAGCCCATCTTCGACAGCCTCATTGCAACCAACGCATTCCCGCGTCGGTCGGCAGAGATTTGGGCTGAATCGAACCACCTGTCGGAAGTGGCCCTGCTGGGCCGCGAGACCCCGCGCCGGCCGTTGCCCGATACCCACTTCGCCCGCGAGGGAAAGAAGATCACTTGTTCCAAGTCAAACTTCGACCTCGCCGGGGTCGGAGGCGGACTCAACACCTTTGTCCCGGCGACCACCAAGGAGGAAGCCTCAATGGCATCCAACGATTACCGCGAAGAGCTTGAGGCGATGAAGTGCGCCATCGGCGAACTCGCTGACATGATGAAGAAGAAGTTCGGTGAGGACGAGTCCGAGGACGAGAAGGACGAAATGTCCGCCGAGGACATGGAAGACATGGACTACAAGGACGAGAACGCCGAGGACGGCGTTCACATCGACATCGGTTCGCACGGTGGTGCGCCGGATTCGATTGACGAAGAAGAGGAAGAAGAGGCCATGCCCGTGGTGGCTGCCCGTTCGACCTACGCCCTGCGTTCGGAGAACGCCCGTCTGAAGTCCCGCATGGAGCGCCTCGAGGCCGAAGTGCGCCGCGAAAAGTTCTCCCGCGAGATCGACATTCTCGAGCAGGATGGCTACCGCATCCCCGAGTCGCAGCGCGACAACCTGATGACCCAGCTCCAGGCCAGCCGCGATCCGGTTGCCCTGCTTGAGTCGTGGCGCTCCCTGTTCTCCCGTGATCCCATCGGTGCGAAGATTGACATGAGCCGTGCGGCCATGCCGAAGACCGTCAGCGGTGGCGACATTTCCCAGTTGGTCAAGGAATTCGCCGGCAAGCCGGAAGAGTTCGCCAAGGCCATCAACTCCCGCATCAAGCGTTAATCGCAGAAGGACACTACAGAAATGCTTCAGTTCTCCCCCAATCTCATCGCAGGCGGCGACATCAACCCCTACGCCATCGTGAAGATGTCCACCACCGGATTTACGGGTGTGGCTTCCACCGCTGCTGGTGATTACGTTGTCGGCGTTGCTGACGGTTCGACCAAGCGTTTCGACTCCGCGCTCCACGCGGCTTCGGGCGACCCGATCAGCCTCCAGCCGTCCAACTGCGTGCAGCTCAAGTGCGGCCCGTCAACCGCGATTACTGCTGGTCTTGGCCTCATCGCCGGAACTGCTGGCGTAGCGGTTACCGCTGGCGCGGCTGCTAGCGGAAACACTCCCCTGTTCGTGGCTCTTGAAGCCGCAGCCGTGGACACCATCTTTTGGGCTTACCGTCTCCCCGCCACCAAGGCGCTCTGATTCCCTGACCTTAAGGAGGTCTTACCATGAGTTATGTGACCGTCGGTGGCGGACTGAATACGTTCGTCCCCTCCACTAATGCCCTCGCAACGGGCGCTCTCCAGGTTGAATTCACCCGTGCGGTGAACACCTTCCCCATCACGAAGTACGCGCAGATCGTTCCCACCCAGCAGATGACGGGCTACTACCTCCGTCTTGACTCGGACGACAACGTCCGCGTGACTGATGTGAACGAGTTCGCTTGGCCCCTGGGCAATGACCGCCCGGTCGGCAAGATGAACCAGCACGACTTCGTGTCGTTCACCGCTGCCCGCTACGCCTACCCGTTCTACATCCCGAACGAGACCGTGAAGCAGGCCGCGTGGGACGTTGTCGCCCAGCACGCTCGTGCGAAGGCGCAGCTCGCCATGACGGCTCGCTCCATGCGTACCGCGACCGCTCTGACGGGCAGCGCGGCGGTTACGTCGTTTACCGCCGCTGGCAACTACTACGCGACCGGAACGGCGATCTCGGGCGGTGCATGGACCACCTCCAGCACCAACGTGATTCAGAAGGGCATTCAGACGGCTCTCCAGCGCATCTCGCTCGCCACGGGCGGCGCGGTGCGTGGTGAGACCGACATCATGCTCGTTATCTCGCCCACGGTTGCCAATCTGCTCTCGCAGACCACCGAAGTTCGTGACTACGTCAAGAACTACCCGGCCGCTCTGCCCTTCCTCCAGGGTAATGACACGTTCGCCAAGTACGGCCTCCCGCCGAACCTGTTCGGCGTGCAGGTCGTGGTCGATGACAGCGTGAAGGTCACCACCCGCAAGGGTGCTGCCAGCACCACCCGCTCCTTCGTCTACGGCAACTCGGCCGTGTTCGTGAGCCGTCCGGGTGGCCTGGTTGGCGTGGAAGGCTCCACCTCGTTCTCGACCTGTCAGATCTTCGCTTTCGAGGACATGACGGTTGAGAACTGGGACGATCCGCGTGATCGTCGCATTGAAGGCCGCGTGATCGACAACAGCACCTCGGAACTGGTTGCCCCGGTGTCCGGCGTGCTGGTTGCTGATGTCACGAGCTGACGTTCGCTAGCCACAGTCATGGGGGGGCAGGAGTTTCGATTCCTGCCCCCCCGTGTTCGCATAAGGGGACACCATGCCACAGTACGCCGGCTATGCGGAACTTGAGTCATCGCTTGATGCCAACATCATCGCGCAGCTCTCAAGCGATACGGGCAGCAATAACCCCGGCGCGAACTGTCTCGTGGACACTATCCTGCAACGCGCCAGCAGCGTGGTGCAGGCGTATGCCCGCGTGGGGAACATCTACACGGACACCGACCTGAACACGCTAGCGGCCGCCAATGACGGCCTCCTCGTGATGCTGACGGTGGACCTTGCAACCGAGATGCTGTTCCAGCGCCGCGCCATGAAGATCACCCCGGCCGTGGAGGCGCGGGTAACCCAGGCCCGTGCCATGCTCGAGGCGCTGCGGGACGGCAAGATGATCTTCGGAGCGGTTGCCAAGGCCGCCGATGCCGGGGTGTGTGAGGTGGCCGTTGTGCCGATCAACAATCTCGCCTGGTACAACAACGTGAGCAGCAGCGCGTTCTTCCGTCCTCGCGCCTCGAACATCTACCGGGGCGGCTAATGGCTTCCGATTGGGGCAAGCGCGTTGCCAAGGCGCTGCGCGACCCTGCGGTGGTCAACGGCATCGCCAACCTCGTAGGACGCTACGCCAAGGAACACATTGCAAAGAGCCGCGGCCGGGACGAAAGCGGCGGGGAAACGGCATTGCAGCCCTTGGCGGCTGTGAAGGGCGAATACTGGACCACGACCAAGCCGAAGGACTCCGCGGCCATCAAGGCCACGCGAACGGTGGTCGTGGTGCGGCAGCGCAAGATGAAGAACGGCAAGACCGTGGCGAAGCCCACTTCGGTCACGGAGTACCTCGTGATGGGCGAGTCCTACCGCGCTGGCGGGAAGCCCCTGCGCGACACCGGGCAGATGATGCGCGAGATGAACGCCAAGGGGCAGACGGGCGGCAACGGCATTTCGATCATCCTGTACGGCCCGCTGCACGCGATCTTCCACGAACTTGGGTTTGAGACCAGCGGCCCGAACTACATCCCGCTGACGCGCAAGGGCAAGCGGTCGCACGCCACGGGCAACAACCCGACCAAGGAGGGATTGGTGCGCGGCAAGGACTTCGTGATGGCTTGGCAGGGCGTGACCGTCCCCAAGCGACCGTTTATGATTCCGACCAACGATGAATGGGGAGAGATCGGAAAGTCGATTAGACTAGGCCTCGCCCGAATCCTGAAAGGAAGAAGCTGATGGCTACCGCAATTTTCGTCGCAGGACCAACCAAGATCCAGGTGAACCTCGGAGCTGGCTACGTTGACCTCGGACTGACCGACAACGACAGCCTTCCGCAGATCACCTACACCGACAACGTCCACGAGATCAAGACCGTGGCCTCGGGCGCTGTGCCGGAGGAAATGGTGCTTCAGAACACCACGGCGGTCATTTCCTGCACCCTGGTCAAGTGGGACGCGGCCAACCTGACGGCCTTGGCCGTGCGGGAGCGCGGCGCGGAATACACCACTACGGTGGGCCGTCTGCTCATCAACGGCAACGGAACGTTTGGGGTGAAGATCCTCCCGCTGACGGCTGGCAAGACCTCGTACACGTTCGCAACGTGCATGATCATGGGCGATGCCATCAACCACAGCAACTTCGGCAACGTGGAGCAGCGTCTTGGGCTGACCTTCAAGGCCATCCCGACCCCGTCCACTAACGTCCTCGCTACCTCGTCCACCACATGATCGACCTGAACGAAGACAACGACCCGATGCTGTTCCGCGTGACTATTCCCACGGGCGCGCTCGTGATCCAATGGAACGAGCTTGTGGCCTCCGTGCAGAAGCGCAGCATTGCCGGCGGCGAACAACCGACCGTGGCCGACATCGCCAACGCGATCCGGGCCGTGGCACGCACCCCCGAGGTGGCCCAGGAGGCCGCCGACGAGGTGCTGTTTGCGGTCTTTGCCCGGTTGGGCAAGGCGGTACAGAACGCGGGAAACTGACACGGGAGGCCGCCGTGTTCTTGGCGACCTATGGGCGGCCTCCCACCGACTTTGACCCGGAGACTGCTATGGGCCTCGCGCAGAACATTCCCATGATTGAGGCGCGGCAGAGCATCGTTCAGGCACGGGCCATCGCTATGGCGTTGGGATCGGCAGAGGTGGCGCAGCAGACGGTGGCGCTTGCTACTGGCGATGCCGACCTCGCCTTCCGTATCCGCATGAACCTTGAGCATCAGAAGGCGGTGGGCTGATGGCTACGCAGAACGCAGCGGTGTGGAACGCGCTCCTGACCGAGATTGCCAACTGGATGGTGACCGAGGGCTACGGCAGCGCCGTGTACCTGTCGGAGCGGCCGAGTGATGAGACCATCGCGCAGTACGCGATACAGATCATCCCAGGCGGCGACACCGCGCTCCATTGGCGGTCGGGCGTGGGCTTGCAGGAGGCCAAGATCGACATCGTGGTGTGGTGGCGCGGACTCCTTGACCCGGTCAACCGGGCCACGGAGCGCATCTCCGGTTCCAATGGCATCGAGCAATTCATCGACGGGCTGCGGGTGCTGCTCAATCAGAACGACCTCAACGGCATTCTGACCATCGCGCTGACCTGGCGCAACGGCGGTCAGGTTGAGCCAGCCGAGGACTTGGTTGGCTGGATGCGCGGCACGGAGACCTTCGTGTGCGCCTTTGAGAACGGACTGTAACCATGCAAGACCTTGGACGCATCGTCATCGACATCAACGAGCAGGGCGGCGGCCAAACCGAAGGCATCAGCGGCGTTGGCGATATGGATGGCGGTGGAGGTGGCATGGCGGAAGCCGCCGAAGATATTGGAGCGATGGCATCGGCCGCATCGTTTGCCTCTACAGCCTTCACGGCGGTGGCGGGTGTGTTCGCGGTGATGACCAAGGTGGTAGGCGAAGTCGGCAAGGCGCTCCTCGCCCTCAATCGCTTTGTGCTTGAGGTGGCAAGCGACCTCCGCGACTACAGCCCCGGCATTCAGCTCGCCGAGATGCAAAATCAGATTGCGATGGTCAACACGCGCTTCCGCATGGGGATGCAATACGGCGGGGCCATCGGCGCACAGATGCTTGAGGTGGGCCGCATTGAGCGTGCG